TTCAACTACTTCTTCATTTTCAATTTCTTTAATATCTTTCATAGTATTTTTATTATTAATAAATTCATCTTCTTTTATTTCTTCAAAAAATGATTTAATACTTTTTGATAAACTAAATAGACTTGTAGGATTTGCTGGTGTACTTACAACCGAAACTTCAATTAAATCAAGTTCAGTAATTTCTCTAATTTCAACATCTCATACTTTTTTATATTCCCATTTTTTTGGAATAAATCAAATACTAAAACCTTTCAATATTCAATCTTGTATATTTTTGAAAACATTATCAATATCATTTGTAATTTCAACTGTAATATTTAATCAGTTTTTATTATTCTTATAATCAACTGTTTTTCAAATTGGTTTATCTGAATTGTGTTGTAATAATATAACAGGATTATTCATATATCATTCTATTGCATTTTTAAATGCTTTAGGATTAACTATATCATTATACCTATCAATATCTGGAGTAGAAGCAAAACCTTTTATTTTAATGCTTCATTCTTTAAGCTCAATCTCTTTCATTTCAGCTTGAAAAAATTGTGTTTTCATATTTTTAAATTAAAATGTATTATTTGTAGTTTATTCTTATTTATATATTTGTAAATTATTTTCTTGTTTCATTAAATGCTTTTTTTTCTTTTTCAAAATTTTCTTTGATAAATTCAGTTCATTTTTTTATTTCTTCAAGGGTCCAACCATTATTATATTTATCAATTACTTCTTTAGTGCAATTAATATTATGTATAGTAAAAAATGTTTTGGTCTTAATCCTTGTCATAAATATTAAATTACTTTATAAATTAAAGCACATCTACAATTTGGTGGGGCTGGAGCAATCTTTGTTCAAGTTCAACTAAAAGGCATATCTAAAGGAATATATCAATCTGTTTGATTTTTATGATGACTTGGTCTAACTTTTTCATCATTTACTGTACTCCATTTTTTTAATACTATTTCTCATTTATCTTTTAGTTCTTGCATTGGTAAAAATTTTCACATCTCATAAGCAGTTCATAATTCAGAAACAGCTATTGCTTTTGCTCTGCTTTCACTAAATACTAATCAATCTAATTTTTCAATATCTTTTGCAACTTCTGTATAACTTAATCATTCATCAACTCATTTTTTTATTAATTTAATAACTCTAGTATATGTAGTTTGTCAAATACTTCAATTAATAATATTACTTGAATGAATTGTTATTATATCATCTAAATATCTAACAGCTGGGTCATTTCTTAAATCCCAATTAATCTCAAAATCTGGGTTTATTTTAATAGTTTCCTTTACTCATTTATTTAATACTGGCTTTGATTTACTTGAAATTATTTCAGCAGTTCAAAGCATTATTCATTCTAATAATACTTCTAAATCTGAATTAAAACTTTTTTGTTTATCTTGTTTTATTAACAAGTTTTGTACTTCTTTTTTACTTTTGTTAAAAAACCTATACATACTATTTGTAAAGGCTTTTTCTTTTTTCAATAAATATCTATTTATAGGCATAATTATTTTTTAGGTACTTCATCTAAAGGTACAACTTCATTAACTCATACATCTTCTAAAAGTTCATACCCTTGTTTTATTATTGGACTATCAGCATTTTCATTGTTTGGATAAGGTTCAAATCAAAATTCTTCTCTTATTTCTGCAACTGTTACACTTCACATATGAAGTAAATTTTGATAATCAATTATTTTTTGCGAATAATCAAATTGATTTAAGTCTAAAAATTCTAATTTAGCATTTGGATTAATAGATGAAATTAAAACATTAAATATATTTTCTAATTGATTTTGTAAAGGTCTAATAGTATTTTCTATATATTTTCTATATTGATTATCTGAAGTTGAATAATTTACTCAATCACTGTATCATAAAATAGTTTTAGGTACTCACATAGCAGAACATATCCTTTCAGTTGTAAAACCTCTTAAAGTTGTAAATTCCATATCTTTAATTCAACCACTTAATGCTTTAATATCTTTTATTCAAGAAGCTGCACTTATTTTATGTTTATTTGCTCATCAACTAAATTGTTTCTTTAAAGTAGCAATAGCTTGTTTCATTTCATTTTCATCAAGGTCATTATCTAAAGTGATTAATGTACTTGGTATAGCATTATTTTTGAAAAAAGCATAATTACTTCTTCAACTTTCTTTATCACTCATTATATCATATACAAGAGTTTCTATTTTTGAAATACCTTGTACTTCATTATCTGGGTCAAGCATATCTTTAAAGTGATATAATTCATTAGGCATAAATTCTTGTACACTTCATCATCTAGTTTGTATATATCTTAATACTTCTCAAAATTTATTTGTAACTATTCTAATTGTTCTAGGGTCTAATACTTGAAAACCTATTACAGCTCATAATGAATTTTTTATATGTATAACAAAAACATTTCAAGCTACTTCTAAATCTCTAATAATTAAATTTTTTAATATATCAAATCAATTTTCATAATTTAAAGCATTTATTAAAACATTATTTCTAATTTCATTTTCTCACTCTTTTATTTTATATCAATCTTTTCAAACTGTTTGGTAAAGTTCTTCAACACATCTTCTTAAATCTGTATTTTCTCTATATAATTTATAATATAAACTTGTATTTGTTACAAGACTACTATCAAATCAAAATGTAGCTCAACTATAAGCATATCAACTTCTATCTCCAGCTGTTTTAGTTTCAAAAAACTTCTTTCAAAATAATTTCATATATTTTTATTAATAAATATTTCTTCTAATTGTATTCAATATAATAATTATGTAAATTATTTATAAAATTTAATATATTGTTTTTTATTTGATTTTTTACAAAAATTTTTATATCTTCTAATTTTTCTAACTATCTTTTCTTGTATTTGTCTTTGAATAAAATTATTTCATAAATTATACCATAATTTTACATTAATCATCTCAATCATTTTTAAGTTATTTCAATATTCTTTTTCTGTTTTATATAAATCCATTAATCTTAAATGATTAATCATTGTTTTTTCTGTCATAATTATTTTTCTTTAACTATTAAATTAAGTGTTCATAATATACAATCTTGAATATCATCAATACAAATATCTGGTTTTATATCTGGCTCAAATATATGCTTTCAATTTATCTTTCATTTATGATTTTTACTAGCATATCAATTTATATATTTTTTTATATCATAATATCAATATTCATCTAATTCATTTATTACTTGTTTTGCATAATCTTTTCATCTTCAACTCCATACTATTATTTTAGTATTCTTAAAACTTCACAATATTTTTAAAAGGTCAATTATTCTTTTATTTGGTTTTTGATAAAATGTTAATTCTTTATTTTCTATTAATGTTCAATCAACATCAAAAGCTATTACTATTTTTTTCATAATTTAAAAGGTGTCAATAATAAAACTCTTTTTAACTTTTCTAAAACTATAGACCATACTATCTACTAAATCATCGTGTTCTACATCTGGAAACTGTAACAACTGGTCTACTAAATCAAAAGTTTTTTCTCTATTAAAATAAATATTTCATTGTTCAAAATCTCATTGGTGTTCCATTAATCTTGTTATTTTATCTCTACTAGGATTTACTTCTGTAACAGCTAATCATTCTTGCTTGAATAATTTACTCATTACTTTCTGAAAAGCAACAGTTTCAATAGTAACTTTATTTGCTTTATATTTATCATATAAACTTCTTACTGTTCTTGTTGCAGCGAATGGGTCTTTATTTTTTCAATGTAATTCTAAACTTTCAATAATATATTTTTTCTTTCAAATCTCCCCAGAAATTGTAATTGCGAAAGCATCACTGTTTGTTTTTTCTGAAATAGCAGGGTCTACTCAAATGTTTACATAATCAAAGGTTTCTCATTTATATTCAAAATAATTAATATGTTCTTGTTTTACAATAGTATTTTCAGCTTGAAAAGGTATATTCATAAACTCTTGATTAAAAAGTGTACTTCATATTTCTCTTTTTCTTTTTTCAAGTTCTTCTAAACTCCACATTTCTGGCCATAGAGGTACTCAATTATTTATTGCCTTATATTCTATTATATTCCAATCTTTAGTATCCTTAATGTGTTTAACCATACACATATTTCATACAATAGTTCAAAGTATAACTATTTTTCATCAAGGTAATAAAGTATTATATAATGAACTAAAAAACCAAGTTCTAGTTTTATCTACAAAACTTTTATTCATTACATCTTTATTTTCATCTAAATCATCAACAACAATTCTTCTAGGTCTTTTTCATCTAACTGGGTTTCATTTAGTAAGTGTTTCAATACTTTCTCAATTAGTAAGTTCTAGCATTTTTTCTTTCCATTTTCTAGTTCAAGTTAATTCTTTTGCATTAGCATCAAGTTTTGGTACTAAATTTCAGAATACAGAATTTATTAATTCATTTGTTTCTAATTCATATTTAATTTTTCATAATGTTTCACTTCATAATCAAGCAGAAGCTATATATAATTGGCTTCAATATAATTTATAAACTAAACTATGCATCATATCTATTAAAATACTTGTAGTCTTTCAATGTCATCTGGGGCATATAATACAAGTGTTTTCTTCTCATCATAAAGCATTCCATATTTCAAAATGTAAGTCTGGTGTTTTCTTACCTTTCAAGTGTCATAAAAAAAAATCTCAAAAGAAGTTTTTGTCATAGTATCATTTACCATAAACATATTGTATCTTTTCAGATTTAGTTAATTTTGATATTCAAAACTTTTCTAATCATTTTATTTGGTTTTGTTTTAAGATAATCATAATTCTTTCAATCTATCATCTAAAGGATTAATATTTACATTTACACTTGTTGCTTGTATCTTTTGAACTGATTTTCAAAAAACCCTATCTGTAATTTTTTCTAGTACTTCAAAGTTTTTATTTTTGTCTGTCATATTACTAATTAATATTTTCATTATAATATACTGGTCTTTATTATCAAAAGCCTTTTTCATATCATCTTCTGTCATATTCATTAATAATTTAACTAATCACATATAATCTGTATTAGTTATTTCTTCATATCATAATTCTTTTAAATCTTTATTTAAAAGATGTATCCCTTTTTTAGGTCTTCAAGGTACAATATTTTGTTTATTTTTATCAAATCAATTAGTATTAGCTTTCCCTTTCATTCTTTTGTCTAGTAATTCTCACATTATAGTTATATTATAGTTCTAAATATTCCCATTTGTATCATCAAGCAGTATTAGATAATAACCTACAAACACTTCCCACATTTGATTGTCATATTTTTAATTCTCTTTCAATATCAGTTATACAATCCCAAGTTTTTATAAAAATTCAATCTTTCGTATATTGATTAACTTTTTTGCTTCTATAATTATTTTTTCAAAATCTTCATATATTTTTTGGTTTATTTCATAATACTCTACATTTATGTAATTCATTCTCACTTCTTGTACACCATTCTAAATTTATTAATCTATTATCATCTCTTATTCCATTTTTATGATTTACTTGTTCTTTATTTTTAGGATTATCTAAAAATATTAAACATACTAAGCGATGGATTAATAATCTTTTAGTTTTTCAAAATTTACACAATGTAATATTCACATATGATGTTTTTAATATTTCTTTTTTTAAAAGTTTTTCTTTTATTAAATGATTATTATTATCAATTCTTTTTAAGCTTTTTACGTTTCATAAATTACTAACTTTATATAATCAAGTATAATTTATTCACTTAATAATTCCTACATCTTTCCATATTTCTTTTTCCATTTTTAAATAAATTAAAAACAGTATTGAATAGGCATCTCGTCAAAGCCACCTACTCAATACTGTCTATAATTAGACGAGATTTTAAGGCTTTGACATAAAGATTATATTTATTTATACAATAAAGTCAATTTATATGCGAAAATCAAAAGTCCCCACGACCTTATAAGTATCTAATATTATTTGTACTCTTTTTAATTTTGGTGTAATTAAATCTTCATTAGCAAATGCGTGATTAATCTTTTTAACTGGGTTAAATATTTCAATAGTTGCTTTTAATAATTTAGCATCTTTTCAAGCTACTTTTTTTGCCTCTCATTCTATGTAGTAGAATAAATCAGGATTTGTTATCATTTTTGTTTATTATTAAGTAAATTTATTTGTTGTGCTAATACTACATTGGTTTCATATACATCTATATAACCAACTCTAATTCCATTAACAGTTAATTTAATCAATCTTCAAATCTTTTCTCTATTGTTTACAGTTTGAATATGTATTCAATTTCTTTTTTCATATTCAACTTTATTTTTATATATTTCCATAACTAGTTTATTAAATATAATTTAATTATATGTTTTAAATTCCATAAAGCAAATAAAAAAGTAGAAATTAATCTACTTTTTTTTGAAAATTACAGAGACGAACCAAATAATTTTCTACCTATGGACCTATACTATATCACTTATATTAATTAAAGCAAGTTTTTTATATTAAATTATATATCCAAACTTCTGCTTCAATTTCCTGTAAGGCTTTTTTACTCTCTTGTATCAAGGTTTCTTTTTTTCTTTTGTAGGAGTTAGTATTTCTATTCACATTTTTATTTAGTTAATAATTCTAAAGTTTTAATATGCTCTCAATCCTTATTATATATTCAAGGAGTACAAGTATGTATTTCAGCAGGATTTATTTTATTACATCTAGTGCATTGTTTCATAGTTTCTTTTTTTATAGATATATTATTACAGCTTGAATAACAAGAACATTTTTCAGTTGGTTTATTGCTACACATTCATTGTTCCATTATTATTTAATTAATTCTAAAATCAATAGGTTCATTTCAGTTATATCATAAATCTAACATTTTCATAATTTTTCATAAACACTCTGGCTCTATTTCAATAAAATAATTTCATCTATCTTTATATTCTTGTATTGTAATAATTAATCTTTTTTCTTTAATTTCCATAGTTTATAAATCAGTAAATAAATCACTCTCTAGTATTTTAACTAGCCTTTCTCTTATTTCATTCGTTCAATCCCATATTTCTTTAGCTTTAAGATACTGTTTTGTTTCTTCTAAGGTTTCTATATCATTTGCAATTATTCTTAAACTGTGGCTTGTTTTCATAATGTATTTAATAATTCAAGTAAACTTTCTTCTTCTTGTTT